CTGCAGAAATAATGTAGTTACTGCCCGAACCGCTGTTTTCGCAACCGTAAAGCACATAGAATTTAGATGCGTTGTATGTGCTGCCTATCATAGCCCGCAAAACGTCCGCCAAATTCTCCTTATGGCTATCCTGAATAAATTGCAAAGTGCCTTTCTTTATTGGCATCTTCGCGCTATTGGTTATGTATTGATTGTCTAAATATTTCATTTTAGTAAGGGTTAATCGTGTAGTTTAAGCCAATAGGTATAATTGCGTCCACAAAATTACGAATTTCACTATCATTTGTGGTGGCGTAAACCGCCGTTGGTATGTTTATTTGAAAGTTGTAAGGCTGGTAAAAAGGGGTATCATAATCAATAAAGCCCGTGGACGTGGTTTGCCCTACTGCGTCCCCTGTGGTTTGCCCTATATTAAAGCCCTGTAAAGAATATGGTATGTTATCAATATAAATATCACTCACTAAGGACGGTTGCCTAAAGTTAGTCATATAGTATTGGTTCAAAGCATACTCTAAAACCAACTTTTGACCGTTATACAATACCCGTTCATCAGTTCCTATAAAGCTGTCCAGATACTTAACCCAGCCGCTTAACGGCGGGCTGTTGGTGGTATTATCGGTATCGCACTCGTAAACAATTTGCTTGTAAACAACCTTATCCCCTTTGTTGTAAGTCCCAGCTATCCATACCGGGTAAGTAGAACCCGTGCGATAGTCGTCTAAAAACTTATACTTTAGGTATTGGACAGGGTTATTAAGCGAGCGCATCCACGCTACCATTCGCCCCAACCTTTTATCGGGTGGCAACAACTCAATTACCTTGTTAAGAAAATTTATGGTGTAAACACTCATTATACTGCCGTAAATGTTAAGCTGTCCGCAAATGTATAACCCGCCGTATCTTCTTCAACCAAATACCCCGCCGCGCTGGCATAGTCTTTTTGCAGTAGCGTATTGTTAAGTATTAAATCAAACCCGTTAGCATACGCCGTGGCATTCGGGCGCACCCTTACATTTTTCATAATAACGTCCGTTACCCCCGCAACGTTGCGTATAACCGCCTCTAAATCGGTCATTTTAATGGAGCCGTCAAAGTTCACTTTGGATAATGTTTGCAGGTAGTCATTTATGGTTTCAATTACACTATCCTGTATAATTGCCGCATACTGGCCTTTATAAAATACTTCGGCATCAATATAAATACGGTCAGCATCTAAAGAAATGCAGGTATAAGTAATACCCGCCGCCCCTATGGTGGTTATGTAGTCTTGCGCCGCGCTCAATTCAGGGGCGCTTAAAGCCTGATACGGGTCGCTTTTGGCTATCTTAACGTTCACCACGTTACTAAGCCCCGAAGTAACACTACACGCGGTTATAATGCGCAAAGTAGCGTCCACGGTGGGGTATTGTGGTATCGTGTTTATCAGTTGCACAATTTGCGGGTCAGTTGCGCTATACTGAAATTTGAACATTTTATCCTGAACCCACAAGGTAGAAGCCGCCGCGCTCTTAGCTACCTGCGCCTCAATATTCGCGGTGAATACGTCAAGTATCTGCTCAAATATGGCTATGCTTGCCGCCGTTATAAAAGCCCACAACCGCCAGATAGCCCTATGACTATCCGATGTAAGTCCCGCCAAATCCGCTTCGGCTTCTTTTGCCGCTATTATTTCGGCCAATATCGTGTTTACGCTTCTTGCCATTATTTTTTGTGCATATAAGTTACGTCAAATTCTGCATTTACCGTTAAGTCCGTTGGTGCCGGTTTAATTACCTGTGTTGTTGTGGTGTCCCCTACGGTATCTACAAAGCTGCATTTAAAGTCCAGTATGTAATGATACACGTTTGTATGTTCAAAGTCTTGTTCTTCATGCACTTTCATTAAGCCGCTACACAACACCGGTTCATAATAGGTAAACGCGCTCACCAACTCGTCCCGAAGGTCAAAGATAGTCAGGTTTTGCTCAATAGTGCCATTGTTAGGGTCGTTGTAATAAGTCTGCCCTATATGAAATCGTATAATTAAATCGGACTGCGTAAAGCCTAAACCTAACTGGTTATGGTCGGGGTTCACTATCTCAATAAAGCAACACGGAAACGGAAACGAATAAATTTGCCCGTCCTCTTGTAAGGCAAACTGGTTATTCCAAACCCGAGCAAACGTTATAGATGTGTCCGCCTCAATCTTTGCCAGTAAGTCCTCAATAACGCTCCTTAAACTCGCCATATCCCGCCAATGTATTGTTTGATAATTGCTATTTGCTTGTTCCTAAGTTCGTTTGTTTGCCCTATAAATTGACGTTTAGGCATCTTAAATGAATGTTTACCAAAAGCCCTGCCCATTCCGCCCTCATTATGAATTTGGGCATATGGGTTTTCAACCCTGAATATAATCTTTTCAAAGGTAGCCGCCCGTAATGAGTTTGCCACATCCCTACGCAACCGCCCCGAACCTTTGCCAACCAATATAGCGCGGGTGCGCTCGCTTGGTTTTGCCCGCATATAAGCAACGGTGCCAGGCTTGCGCCTTTCAACCTCTTGCCACTTTTGCCCGTCAAAACCCTGCTTATTCCAACTCGACAAAAAGTAATTTTTAGTTTCATTCGCCAGCTTAACGGGCAAATCCCGCTTTGTGCGCTGCAAATTAGCTATTACCTTATCAAAGTTGAATTTGTTTGCCATTATGCTATACCCATTGGGCTTTTCATGGCATTTAAAGCCTCTGCCATGTTAAAATTATTATCCCACAATTCCACAACAATAGGGGTGCTTTGCCCGGCATACCCTTTTTCAATATATACCCCGTCAAACTCCATTTTCTCGCCGTCTTCCAACTCGCGTCCCATTGTCCTTTGCAGCCATGCCTGAAACTGCTCATACATTCGCGGGAAAAGGTGAACCGCTTTAATCGGTATAAACTTTTGACGGTGCGTAAATATTACCGATGCGCTCATATCCACCGCTTGCACCCCCACGGGCTTGTATTCTCTCCAGTTTACTGCCATTACTTCAAAGTTAAAAGGTATTTAGTATGGTTTGCCAGTCCCTTTATTTCCGCTAAAATATTTAGCAGGTCTGTATCGCTGCTTTGCAGGTTCTTTTCGGCACTTTCAGCAATAGTATAAACGGTGTTAGCGACGGTTTCGCCGTTTCCATTGCTTATCGCAATTACACCGCTTACATCAACCCTGCCGTATTTGCCTTGATACGTTTCAACAAAGCTATCCAACAGGTCGTTTAAGCCCTCGTAAAACTTGCCTAAAGCCTTATGTTCGGCATAGCTATTTGTAAGCCAATGCGCCGCTTTAATATTGTTACTAACTGCGATAAAGTCCCGTATCTCTTGCATGGTGTAAATTTAATCTTTTTTAGGTTCAGGTATCGGTAAATCAAAATTGCGCCGCGCATAAGCCTTATCCTTTGGTGCCACGTCAAAATATGGGTGCTTTTCGTTAAAGATAACTTTGTCTTTGCCGGGGTTCATTTTAAACACAGGCTGCATTAAGCTATCCATTTCTTTTCGCGCCTCATCTACTAAAACCTTTGGCGTAGGTTTGCCGTCTGTCTGGATAAGCACACAACGGCAGTTATGCACTACACCCACATTTGTAATGTAACTATTTGCAATATTCACAGATAGGTTGTATATTTGACCTTCGTAAAATTCACTACAAACATCTTTTACTAAAACAAATTTTCTATGAAAAAAGGAGTGAGCAACAAAATCAAACAAAGAATTGAAGCTATCGAGGGGCGCGCCGCTAACGAAGCCCTCCGCATCATTTATTTTACCGACCTCAAAAGTTTCAGATTCATTTGCAACAAATGGGACATCAATAATAGAACGCTTATGAGGCTGTTTAGCGAATTTGGATTTGAGCCAAGAAAAGGGAGCGAAGCCATAAAAACGCAATGGATTAACGCTACGGAAAGGCGCGCTAAGACTTCTAAAAAACTTTCCGAAACCCGTAAAATACACCCCCACCCGTGTTTGGGGATTTCCCGACCCGATGCCAGCCAAAGAATGAAACTTGACAATCCGATGTATAATGAGGAAGTCAAGAAACGCGCCAACGAAAAAACGAGAGAAACCTACAATAGAGAGCCACAAAGAATGGGGCAGTTTCATAAGAAACTTACATATTGCGAGCAAACTGTCTTTGATTTTTTTATTTCTAAAGGATTTGAATGTATCGGAAACGAATTGATAGGTAAGCGTTTTGTAGATATTTATTTGCCTGAATACAAAATTACTATTGAGTGCGTCAATAGTTCGAGATTTCCACTTTCTTATGACAGGCACCAGCATATAAAGCAACAGGGCGTAAATATTATTTACTGCACAAATTACTTTATTAAAAAATCCGACCTCAATATTTTGTATAATTATATCGTAGGCTACAATATTTTCGGCTCTTTTCCAGCCATGCAAAGTCAGGAAGCGGTGGTTTTTGGTAGAAGAAATGGAATTGTTTTTGACGGTGATATTAACCATTTCACCTACAAAACCATTAACGTGGATAACGTCAATATCATGTTCCTTTCCGTCCCCTCCGATAACAATACAGCCAACGTTTAGTTTTTGAATATCTATCCAGCCTTTCGGTGTTAATACCTTTGTGCCAACCTTAAAACAGTTGAAGTGGTTCAAAGGTGAATGCACATTCCAAAAAGGGTCGCCAACGGGTAAGGTAATACCGTCTAATGGTTTGCAAATATCGCTCGTATTCGCGTCAATAATAGCTGAATATTTAAGCATCGGTAAAACGTCCGCCTGTTCCTCAATTTGTTGCCACCTTAAAGCACTTTGCGCTTGCCCTATTGCCGTATTGTATTCAGTATTAAGCCAATTTACATTATACTGCTCGTAAACCTTTAAAGCCTCGCGTTTGAAGTCATTAAAGCCTCTTATACCTTCATCATTTACTAGTAGAGAAGTCATTTCTTTTACCTGCTGGTAAGTTTTCGCCCCTGAAAACATGTAGATATTCTCCCTAAGTTCGGCTATTAACTCTAAAGGCTTTCCGCCGAACTCAATACCCAACTCCATAGCGCCTTTAGTTAGCGCCTTTTCGAGATAGTCAGAAATAGCAAAGTATAGGGACTTCGGCAGGTTGTATTCAGTAATAGCCCCGCTAAATATTCCTTCAATAAGCTGCTCAATCTGTTTATCGGTGTATTCCACTTACTTGTAAAGTTCTTTTAGCCTGTTTTGCACCCGTTGGTTAAATGCAGGTTCGTTAACAGGTTCGGTTATTTCAGTAACTTTTATGCCTGTCCTTTCTTCAAAATACCCCGCATCCATTTTTAGCCCCGCGTTTTTCATGGTTTGGGCTATTTGCGCGGTTTTCAGGTTCATTTCATCTTCACGCGCCCGTGTTGCAACAATTTCGTGGGTATTGCTAAAGCAGAAACGGTATTTTATCAGCTTTTCAGCATCCCTAAAACCTAATTTTATCAGTTTAGGTACTAAGGTGTCATTAACCACATCTTCTAAAAATGCGCCGTCAAATTGCTGCTTATCGCGCAAAGCCATCCACGCGGGACTTTCTTCGCCCTGCCCCGCCCCCAGCTTGCCAGGCACGCTGTCCAATGCGTCCGCATGGCCTAAAATTATTTTGCTTATCTTTTGCTCTAAACGCTTTTCAAAGTCCGCGTAAACCTTAAACCCCTGCCCGTTGCCCTTGCTTTCAATTAGTTCAATTTCATCTAAGGCATCCATAACAATATACCCAGCCGACCCCATGTTAGCTAAAGCGCTTTCAAATTCGCCGCGTTCAACTTCATCTGTTTTTTGGGTTTTGCCTACCCTTATTGGCATACCGTATAACTCCGAAGCGTCCGCATTGTTGCCTAAAAGGTTTCTGCATAGTATTTCGTAAATGGCTACCTGATAAAGCAAACCATACCCGCAATTACTTATGCCGGTTTCATTTGGCGTAGGTACCCAAACATGCCAGTCCACATACGGCTGCTCAAGAAACTGCGCCCCGCTAATTGCATACACATAGCTGGTAACGTTTAGCCTGTCAGGGGACACGTTAAAACGGCGAATGATACCAATGTTAGGAAAGGCATCATTTATAAGGTCATCCATTTTAATAAGCGAATACCCGTAATACTGCGCGTCCAAAGCATAGTCCAAAAACTGCGCAAACCACTTTTTGTTAAACAGCTTCTTTAAATCTTCGTTTACTTCGCCGTTTTCATCTTTAAATTCAAAGTCCCGCAATAGGGTTAATTCCTTTCTACGGTTTACACAGGCTAATGTATGGCCGTTTAGAATGGTGTCAATATACATTCGCTGCATACGCACCCGATGCGGGTAATAGGCATTTTCCGCCTCTTTAATAGCATCGCGCCACATTTGCACATCGTGGCGTAACCTTTGTAATTGCACGGGCGAAATATAGCCGCGCAGGTTCTTTTCGGTATCTACTTTGCGCCAGTTTTCGCCGCCAGTTTGCATAGCCGTTTCAGGCGTAGGAAACCAATAGTTTTTTATCCTGTCTAAAATGTTTGCCATAGTTAGTATGAATTTATATTTCTCACCGCCCCACCGTATCTAATTCTATTCCCCTGCTTAGGCTGTATTAAAGGCAACCGTGGCGTTACTTCGCCGCGCCCGCAAGCCTGAAGCCAACCCAAAGCCGAATATACAGGATAGCGTATTTCACCGTTTACCACCGCCCTGTCCGTTTCTGCACCCATATACGCCTCAATCCTTAACGCAGGTATATTGCGCGGTGCTATGCGCTTGTGTAGGTGAAAAAGCGTTATTTCGACAAACTTTTGAACCATTTGCTG